ATAAGATTCTATAGCTGCTGCGTGAGCTTGTTTTATATCTTCACTTGAATTAGGTATTCCACCTATTTCTCTTTCTGTTACAGATAACTTTAATTTATCTGGTCTGTTCATAGCGTAACCTCTATACCCTCTTCTTTTAAAATGATATAGTAATCTAGGTTTATTGTTTTCTGCTAGTATTGGCATACTATAAAATACACAAGCCATTAACACATCTTCAAAAAACATTTCGGCTGTTTGAGGTCTAGCTATATATTCTAAAAAGAAATGATTAGCTGGATGATTCTCCATACTAAACTTAGTTAAACCATGAAGAGAACCATTAGAACCTCTACCGTCTACTGTTCCAGATATATCGTATGGATCACAACCAAAAGCACCCATGTGATCATTTGCTGGATATTTTATACCTCTTTTTATTATAATTTGATTTTGCTGATTTATGTCAGGCACCCAAGTTATATAGAATTTTCCATTAGTATTAGGTGCAAATATTACTTTAGTGTCTTTTATTCCACCTTCCCACATGAAATTACCTCTTGTGACTAGTTTTGTTTTACCAACATCACCGTTGTAATCTATTTGCTCGTATATCTTAGTTAGATTAAACAAAGAGGATTTGGCTTCATCTCTGAAAGCATGTTCTTCAGTTCTTGGAAATTGTCTATAAAATTCATTTAAAGCGTCTTGATCGCCTTTTAATCCGTCAACTTCGTTTTGCCAGTACTCTATAACACCTTGTTTTATTTTAACACCATGCGGATCTTCTGCTGGTTCAATTGGTGTGTCGAATACAGGTACGCCATAAGAATCAATGTATCCTTCGTAGTTCCATTCCATAGGTATGAACAAAGAATAGAGTCCTGAGCGAGTCTGTCCATTGGCGTTTCTCTCTTTGACGTTTGAATCATAGTATAATTTTTTATAATTATCTCCTCCTTTATCTAAAGCGTTTGATGTTGATCCCATCATACACTTACCAATAATTCTTGATCCTAGTCTAAGGGTGGTTTTCGTAACACGCCAGTTGTTGAGGATGTTGTTGGGCCTTTCCCACTTCCCCGATTCATCGTGGACGAGGAGTTTGAGTTTCTCCCCATCGTAGGCATTGTCGCCGGTGTTCTTCCAGTCGATGGTGGTGTCCAAACCGGTAATTTCTTTAAGGGTTTCGTTGGCTTCCAGTTTTCTACGGGTAAATTTGGAGGCAGGGACTCTGTAGGCAAGCTCGGTCTTGGGCCTGTCCATTCCGTCCTGTATCGGTTTGAAAAAGAAGGGATAGTTGACGGAAATTGGTACCACCTTATCTGTGAACATAGTCTTAGCATCGGCACCAGATTTGGACAATATTCCGTACCGTGAATCCGTTGATATCGTAGCAAGGTTGACCGATTCAGCTGAGGACATAAATGAAAAGCCTGACCTACGGTTTTTAAGATAACACATTCCATAACACCTGTCGTCTGCTTTTGAAGCTTCCCAAAAGATGAAGAATAATCTATTCGCTTCCCTAAAGTCTGGTTTGCCAACATCAATTTTGGACCACTGCAGGTACATATAGTGAGTGCCAGTAATATAAGTAGGGTTGTTTTTATTAATGAACCAAAAACCTTCTTCTCTATGCACAAACTCTTTATCGATGTAATCATACCATTGTTCTTTAAAATCAGCTGGATAATCTTCCCAGTCAAATATTGTTTTTATCTTTTTAAAAGCTAGTGGTAGTTGTTTTCTTTCCCATTTATTATTACCTAGATTTTCAACCTCTTTAGGTTGTTCTGGTAAAGCTATTTTTAGGTTTTGAATTTCATATATTTCCCCTACTTTCCCTGTCTTAGATATAACAACCACATCATGGTCTTCATTATATCCATATTCCCACTTATTATACCTATTCATTCGTTTAAGAATCTTAGGTTTAATATGGTTTTTTAATACTCTATATAGATCTTGTTGATACATTATTTCTTAGATCTTCCTTCAGCAAAACCCCTAAAAGCCTTTTCTTCTTTTGCCTCTTTTGGTGTTTCGTTTATAATGTTTTCTTCTTCTTGTATTCTTTGTAGTATTTCAAAAGCATCAAATATAGCTAGCTTTTTTGTAGCCGCAGCGTTTTTTAGTCTATCAGCAGATATGTCAGGGCCAAAATCTATAATGGGCTCCTTAGCGACTTTAATTAACTCTTTAACCGCTATTTGCCCAGCTTGGATTATACTCTCTTTGGTTTTCTTTACTTCCATATTTAATTACAATATCATTTGATTTCATACAATATAAACGCTCTTCATCTACCACGAAATCATATTCTCCGTAAGGAGTATACCCAACGCAGTCTCCCTCGTTTATTCCTAGCTCTTCTAATGAGCTATTACCTATTTTTAGTATACCAATAAGCTTTTGCTCTTTATCCGTTGTAAGTGTGTCTTTAGATTCTAAGGGTTTTATAAAGCATCTATCATTTACTGATCTCCACTTGTTACCAGAATCATAGAGATATATTTGATCTAAAGTACAAAAATAAGTATTATCTTTAAAATAAGATCTAGATTTTTTCTTTACACCTCTTACATCATAAAAAGTTCTAAACACATTATGGTGTATTAATATTAAGTCACCTTTCTTTATAGGTGTTTTGTAGGCTAGCGGTGTTTCTACTACTTTCGCTACATTGTTTATAAACTTGTAGTTTTCTATCTTAGTATTTAACACAAGCTCTTTACCACCTATATTTTTTTTGTTATTATAAGTTTCACCTAATGGTTCAATTATAAAATCATAAACACTTTTCATTAATATTCTAAATCATACTCAATAGATATAGCCATGTTAGAGTTAAATCTCTTCCACGGCAATACCTCATTGTTTTTTTTAATGTGTATGTTATAAGAATTACTTTCTAGGTCATATGTTATATAAGCGATTTCATGACCACCATAGACAACCTGTCCAACTGAATAGTGCATAGCATCGTTTTTATAATCCGAACCTATACTTATCTTTCTTATTACATTGTCCATTATTCCTCAGATTTAACAACTGATAAATCACTATCATCATCTTTCTTTATATCCTCGTAAGAACCGTCTGATACGTTTATGTTTACGTTTCCATATTTTTCTTCAAGAACTTTCTTGGACTCTTCTATTTTTTTAGATAATTCATCGTAGTGCGTGAATAAAAGATGTTTTCTAACATCTGCTAGACCTAACTGCTCCACTATTTGTTGGTAATTTTTTTGCTGTTCTTGAATTAATTTTAATTCTTCTTCGGTTACTTTTTTAATCTCTGCTTTTTTCATAATTTAATTTAATTTGATTTTGTTTATTACTGATTTTGCTAATTTATATGTTCCTAGCGAGAACCATGCTACTATTACTAATCCTAAAAAAGAAACTGGATTTAAGTAAAGATTTGTAGAGGTATCAAATGGTAGCAGACTTACTGCAACCAAACTCACCACTAAAAGCATTGTTAACTTTTTCATTTAATTTTATTTAATTGTTATTAATCTACTTATTTATTATTACTTATAGATTTGAATTTTTCCACCCCTCGTGATCCAAAATAAGCTATATAAACAGTTGTAAGTAACTGTTTTAATAATCCAATCCATTCTTGCTCTACTGTGAAAGATATCTCATGATGACTATCAACCCATATAAAGGCTATAGCCATAAAAGACAAGAATATCAAAGCCATAGGTCGCGTGTTTTTTGAAAGCCATGAATCACTTTTCATATCGCTCTCCCAACGCCTTGTTATTTGGGCCTCTGCATCATTATTAGCCTTCTCCATTATTTCTTGGATTTGCTTTTTAATTAGCAGTTTTTCTTCTTCCGTAGTAGTAAGCTTATCGATGACGTTACCAACTTCTTTGATAACGCCACCCGTAAGCCATTGAATTATTTTTTTCAATTATATTTTTTTGGAAGTGTTTCTGTTGGGATACCGCCTTCACCATCATCATCAAAAGCGCTAGATAAATTAAAATAAGTTTTACCCTCTCTTGTTAAGTCTCTTGATTTTTGAAAATGATCCATTTCATTATATTTTTGATTTACCTTGTCACCATATTGAGTTGCTCCTGGTGGTCTTCTTTTCATATCGTCATCACCATGATCAGGGTGTAATATATCTATTGCTTGCGCACCAATGTCTCCTAAACCTCTAGTTACTGTTCTACCTACTTTCATAGCTGTATTAGCTGCTGAGGTAATACCTCTTTTGATTCTACCTGTATCAAATAATGAATGCTCATGTCCTTCTGCACCATCATGACCTCCATCAGCCGCTCCTTTGTGACCATATTTAGCCGCGCCAAAACTCATTATGTTAGCTACTTTAGCAGCTCCTTTTGCGTAACCACCTTTTCTAGCGGCTCCAAAAGATTGAGAGTAACCCATTCTTGCAGCCCCTACTCCATCTTCAGCATAATCAGGTACGCCGTTTCCGTTTGCATCTGGTTTTGCTTTAGCAGCTCCTTTGTGACCGTATTTAGCTCCGCCTTTTTTGTGAGCCATACCTTTAGCTGCTCCTTCACTTCTTTGATTACTCTCAAGTTGCTTTCCAGCAGCTCCAGGGTCTTTAGCCACGACAGCTCCGCCCTCTTGGTTTGTTTTTAATTTTGCCATTGTTGTTTAATTTAATATTTGTTTTTATATATTTTTTTCTGCTTTGTATGCGTCTTTTTCCCAAGGACCTTTACCGGCTTGCATAACTGAATAGTCGTATTCTTTTCCTTTC